GGTGCTTGCAGAACCCGCTGATATTGTGTTTCAGGATGGTAGCGTCACAAGTTAGGCATCGCCGCTTGGGCAGGGATGCAAGGTAATGCTCCCGGCATAGCCCGGACTTGCTACCGTATTTGACATTCCGGCGACAGCCATCATGGGCACATGGGTTTTTCATGATGCGCTCCCCAATGTTTCTGACAGCTTAGCGCAATAGTGCGCAGCCTTACGGGCGTTCATTTCTGGCATATCCTTGTCGTTCAATCGCATGAGGTATTTCAGTGCATTCCCGCGATAGTAGGCCACGCGCTCCGGCAATGGCCATGTATCGACAACATCCCACGGCTGCACTGTCATGCGCTTGTAGTGGTCGCCGCCTTCCTGATGATCCGAAGCGCTCACGCACCCTTCTCCTTCAATGCGTCATGGATGCGCTGCAATAGCTCCCTGGAACCTGCCCACATGGCGATTGCATAGTCGTCATCCCGTTTGGCTAATGCCTTCTCGCTGATGGTGTAGGACGAATACCGCGTAGCAGGGTGCGCGGCTGGTGCGCGATAGATACCCTCCCGCCGCTCTCGGCTTCGTGCGGTCTTGCATGTCCGGCAATACGCGCCATTGTTATCCTTGCGATGGTAAAGGTGGGGTGCTTCCATAGGGTGGCCGCAATTGAAAAACGCCATCACGCAAAGCTCCGAATGATGATGCCGATGATTGACCACAGAATAATGGTCATGCCGACAATGATGCCCACTCGGGCCAGCGGGCTGAAGTGGACTTCACACACAGGGCACGCCTCCTCGTCGTAAAAGCCGTGGGCGCAGGGTTCGTCGAAGGGGGTTTCGGTCATGGGTTGAACATTTCGATTTGAGTGATTTTTGCGTCTGGTTTTGCGGTCTGCCGTGCAGATTTGTACCTGACTATATCCAGGGGGTTTAGGCACGGACCATTTGCCAGCGCCTTCACGTTGTCGGCGCTCGCGTTGAGTTCCAGAAACAAGCTATCGCGGATAGCCTTGATCCTCGCTTTTGAAATACTCCCTCCATAGCTTCTGTGAATTTCTGCCAGCGTGTCGCCAGCCAGAAATCTGGCGCGGCAATGTTCTTCGTTTTCTGGTGAGATGGGTTCAACCATTGTCCTGCACTCCTAGAGAGCGAAATTGATGGATGACGACAGATTGATCCAGGCCGTATGACGCGGCAAGGGATTTTGAGCTTGCCTCACGCCTTCCGGCAAGGTGCGCGCGAAGGATGTTTATTTTGCGGTCAAGCTCCGCTGAAGCCCTGATTGATTTGGAGACGGAAGAACCTTTCACGCTGCCAATTCCTTCTCTTTTTTCATTTGCAGGTAGCGCCCGTAGGCGTCGGATTTAGGTTGTGTCAGGCCCAAGCCCTTGCACCACCAGTCATTGCGCAAGAGAACCTTGCAGAGGCGGCGGTAGGATGGCGCCCAGTGCTGGTCCTCAAGTATCTTGGGGGCTTCGTCCGGTATCTCGCTATACCCGCGCCCTCGCCACCCCTTGAGCCATCCGCGAAAGCGGGAAATGTAATGCTCTCGGGTGGACTTGGGCAGGGACATAAGCAGGAGGTTGCAGAACGATTTCCACGTATGGCCATCGGGGCGGGTGATCTTGTTGTATCCCATAATGTTGCCGGTTTCTTCAACGTAAAGCGCGCCGGAATTAGCGCCGTTTACGCGGGCAATCAGCTTGAACCACGTCTGAGGCTCAAGGATGTGATACAGATAGAGGCCGCGACGCTGATCATCTCCGTAGGGCTGGCAAAGGCGCTGCTGGCTTAGTGGTACGCCCGCCTGCTGCATCAGGTCATAAACGTAGTTGTGTGGCTTGTCCGGGAAGTGGGCATGATAGCGCCAAATGTCCTCAGTCCGCCAATCGTAAATCGGATAGACGTTATAGGTCTGGCCAACAACGAAGGTTGTCCACCTCTTGCCGCCATGCATCCGCTTGTCGAAAACGGCGATGGTCCGAAAGCGGTTCAGGCTTTCGTCGGCGCGGATACCGACAAAGCCAGCGCAAGGCTTGCCTTCGCCATACCACTCCCCAAACAGGACGACGAACTCTTCAAACTCCATGCCGGGTTCAAAGAATGGATAATGCGCGGGATCGGTGATGCCATCCTTAGGGGGCGTTCGCACCCAAATGTCCTTTTTGTCAGGCTCCCAGCACTGCCAGCGCGGCTCATAGTTCGTCACGGCGTTGCGCAGCGACATAGGCAGGCACACCCAATGCAGGTCTATGTGGTCTCGGTATAGATCGACCATTTCCTGCAAGTGCTGATCCGTGGCGCGGTACTGCGCTTCCAGGTCGATAATCAGCACACCGACCTTGCGCTGGCGCTTAATGGCCTCTTCCATGACTAGGTGCAGCATGACGCTACTATCCTTGCCGCCGGAAAAGCTGACATAGGCCTTTTCGAAGTTGTCGAAGGCGTACGCAATGCGCTCGCGGGCTGCATCAAGTACGTTCTGCTCACGGTAAATTTTCTTGGCCATCAGTAAAGGTCCGCCTGTGTTTTTCCGAGCGCCTCTTCCATGCTGATTGCGGCATGTCCGTTGCGCTGCATCCAAATATTAATTGCATCCAAGGCGATGCCATCGGCGTGCTTTTGTTCATTATCTGTAAGCTGGAAATACCCGCCGCAAAAGAACTTTGACACGCCGGTCGCAAAGCACATGGAGGCTTGCCCCACCCATGCTATGCGGTTCATCCTTTCGTTTGTCAGATAGTGTTCGCAGCTATTCACCCACTCCGTGATCATGGCGTGGGCCGCAGTGGCGAAGCGCTCTCCATCCCGCAGGAACTCGGCATACATGCGCTTGCATTGGTCAATCGTCCAATCTTTGCGCGGCGGCTTTGGGTTGTAAAATCCGGCGGGAAAGCATTCCCACTTGTCCCATGTGTGATAGATCCGCTCCATTATTCGTCTTCCAGCGTGATGGAGGTCACGTCGTCAAAGTCGTCAATGTCCCACGATGCGGAAAAGTCGCTGTCTTGAAACAGGTCAGCAAGGCCGCTGATCTGGCACAGGCGCAAAACTTCGTCCGGCTCCATACCAAGGTTCTTTGCGATCTTTTCGTCGGACCAGTTCCGCTTTTTCAGTTCGATCACAATGTCGGACATCGCTTCAACACGATGCTTTCCACGCGCGCGGTTGTGGCGGATCGTGGAGGCCATGCGGTCGGTTTTGTCAGTCTGGCTTTCCCGAATTTGCACAAGCGGCAAATGCCCATGAACGCGCGCCTGGATGCTCTCGCACTCTTTGCCGACGCGGTGGCGGTGAAACCCGTCGATAACCTCAAAGCGGCCATCGGGGTCCGCCATGGAGACAATGGGCTGCGTGTACCCGTCTGCATCGATCGACAGGCGTAGCAATTCCATTTCCGGCGGGGCAACGCTGTTGGGGTTATAGTCATTTGAATAAACGCGGTCATTTTTGACCCAGCGGACGAAATCGACCGGTTCGGCGGCAAATGGCGAATAGCCGTGGATGACCTCGCGCAGACGGTTGATGCCGCACACCAGTTCGTCACCAGCAAGGCCAGACAGGAAATCCTTGATCGCGCCGACAGCGCAAACCTGCCTGTCAAAATCGTGATCTTTGGTAATGGGTAGCGTCGCCACATTCTTCTCCTCTTGTGCAAACATATCGACTTGTTCCATCACGCCCGCGCCCTCCGAACGATCGGCGACAGGTCCGACGCAGACAGCGCGCCGTGGGTCAGTTCCTCGATAGCCAGCGCCAGTGCAGGGGGCCATGCGACGCTGTGGCGCAGGTGCGACAGGCGACCGGGGGAAATGCCCAGTCCTTCGCATAGCTGGCTGCGCGTCAATGATCCGGGGCGCTTGAGGTATTCGGTCAATGTCATGTGATGTTCTCCGTTGTGATGGCCCTTCATATGCCGCGATTTATCCTAGCGCAACAATTTTTAGCAAAGCGCAATTATCGCTTGCAGGGGTGGAAAGCGGTGTGTAAAAGGGCGGCATAGCAGAGGAGAATATCATGGTTGAAGATTGGGTGCTGATCGAAGCGGCGAAGCGGGCAAAGTGGAGCCATCTCTTGGTAGAAACGCTTCGTGTCACTTACCAAACCGGCGGATGCTATCCATTGCTGTGCGACATGATCGCCAAGTACGAACAGCCGCCGGTTGATCCCGACGTGCGACTGGTGGCTGACATCGTGAATGCTTTCCAATCGGATATTTGGATTGAAGCGGACCAAGCTACTCAGCCTTGGAATTGCGAACACCTCGACCGAGCCGTCGCCGTTTACAAGGCGTCCAAGGAATGACCCGCAAATTCAACCACGCGCCCGGCTTGGGAGGCCGCTGGCAGATGCTGGCATACAACCTCCTTGAGCGGCGCGGCAACGAATACAGCATCCCCGGCATCAACGCGCAGGCGGCAATCAGCTACGCCAAGGAACAGGCCCGCATTGATGGCCGGGATTATGTCATTGTCCGCGACCCTATGGGGACGGTTCATTATGAAGGAACGAGCAATGAATATTGACGAAGCACTGCGCGCCCTGTGCGAGAAGCATGGGCTGAGCGCATTGATGTCGGCTTCTGTGCAAAGTGGGGAGCCAATGCCACCGTGTGGTGGAGCGACAGTCATTCGTGCGCTTCTGAGAGTGGATCAACCATCGCTGATGCGCTCGCCAATGTAATCGTGGCGGCTAACAAGCTTCGCGCCATCGCACCCGCCATCCCCGCCCTTGAGATTGGGGAGATCGCAGCATGAACTCCGCAACCATCGTCCATAATAAGCCAGCGGAAACGCGCGGGACATTGGATAATGTCAATCTTGGAGCGCGTTCCTTTTCCCCCAAGCGGACCGTCCAAATTGAGAAAGGTCAATTTGTGGCTGTGCACATATCAGAGAGCGGATGCCGCACCCTGCATGTTATGAAGCGCAAGAGAATTTGGTGGATGCCTTGGCGCTATAAATTCACTTTCCTTGAAAGCGCCTCTCTTTCTTGGAGCGTAAAATGAACGAGCAAGACCGCACGCCCGAATATGTTGGCGACAATTCCTTGCAGCGCCGCGTCGATAAGGCCCGCCGTGATATGGGTGAGGCTCGCTGGCAGGAACTGTGCGCCGAATGGGACGCTCCTGTCCCGCACGTCCGGTCTAACGGCGTTCGCCAGTGGGTTGGGGGTGTGCGGTGATGCTAAAGCTTTTTGCGGAACGAAATTTTAACGTGGTTCACGTTATATTTGCGTTTCCATTCGTCGATGCCGCATTTGATCGCGGGTTCTACATCACCGGCATCCTTGGCGGCCTCTTGCTGTGGCTCCTTGCAGAGCATCTGGCCGACAAGCTTGAAGCGCGTAATCGGAAGCGCGCCCGGTGAACCTGTACGACAGCGGCCCGAAGCGCTTCGCGAAGCGCATGATCTGGAACGCACAAGGGGGTATCTGCCACCTGTGCGGGGATCAACTTTCCACAAAGTGGAGTTCGCAAAACCTTACATTTGAGCATGTCTGGCCAAAATCAAAAGTTGCTGGCCGCAATGACTTTGAAGGCAATGTGATGCTGGCGCACAAAGCCTGCAATCAAGCCAAGAACGATAGACCGCCACACCCTTGCGAACTGATTTACCTGTCTGCGGTAAACCGTCGCCTTGGGTACAAGGAAAGCGAAACAGCGATATGGGAGAAGTCGGCATGGCAATCAAATTGATCGGAAAGGGGGTTTTGCTTACGGCAATGCTTTATCTGACCGGGGCCTTTGTTTCGGCGGAATGGAACTCTGCAGAGTGGTTTCCGCTGCTGCGGATTATCATCGGCTTTCTGTGGCTATCCGCTGCATTGGGAGTTTTAGCGAATGAGGTAGCCGGACGATGACCATCCCCCAACAACAAGCCGAATGGGACCGCCAGTTTGCCGAGATAAACGCGGCGATGCGGTCGGTTCCGCCACAAGCCCCGCTGTGGACCGTGCCTGTAGGGGCGCTGGTTATTGCGGTGATATTTACTCTTGTTTGGATTGTTTTGCCATGAGCGATGAACGATTTTACATCGACTGCGAGTTTGATGGACACAACGGCCCGCTGCTCAGTTTTGCGATGGTCGCAGAAAGCGGCGATGGCATTCATATTGTGGTGACCGATGGCCCAATAGACTGTTCGCCGTGGGTAGCTGAAAATGTCGTCCCGCTAATAGAAATGCATTCAGCGCCTAAAGCAGCGTTCGTCTCTACAAACGAATTCGGCGAAGTTCTGCGGGCATTCATTGGCGACTGCAAACGCCCCGTAATCATCGCTGATAGCCCGGTCGATATTGGCCGGTTCTGCCGCGCTATTTCGACCGGCAGCGACGGCGAATGGGCTTCGGCAGATTATCCGATGATGCGGTTCGAGGTTCACAACGTCGATTGTTATCCGACCACATTGCCCGGCGCTGTCCAGCATAATGCGTGGTGGGATGCGATGGCCCTCCGCTCCGCCCTCGCACGCGGGGAGGCTGGGAAGTGAGCCAGAACCCATTGGCATTCCCGCGCCCCGGCTTTGCGACGCCTGCTGGCTACGAAGACGGAATGACCCTGCGCGATTGGTTCGCTGGGCAGGCTTTGGTGGGGCTGCTCTCTAGCGGGAAGTGGTACAACGATGGGACTGGCTTTGAGGAGCTCATCGCCACCCATGCTGCGAACATTGCCGACGCCATGCTTGCCGAGAGGTCCAAGCAATGACCCCCGCATTCCGCCAGAACCCGCGCCCCATCCTGCCGATGACGGATCATGACGCACGATACCCGCATTCCCAGGTTATGCCGGAGCGGGCTTTGCGGAGGTGGAAGTCTGGAAAGTGATTATCATCATGCAGATTGATGGCCATGACCTGCGATATACCGGAGATGGCTGGACGTGGCAAAAACCACTTGCAGGAAAGGTGCCGTCATGGGATGACATGGTGCGCAAGCCATACGATACCAAACACTGCATGACCTGCGGATTTACAGGACCACCAGAACAGCCGCTGCGACCATGCCATGAAATGTGGTCTAACAGGACCAAGCTGCCAAGCACTGACGGGAAGTCAGTATATTGGCCCGACAATGGAAAGGGAACGATATGACCACGCCAGAACGCCACGCCGAAGCGATCCTTCGGGCCGCTGGCTCAAGCCTTGCGAACTACACCATGCCGGGAACGCGTCAGGCGATCCTTGACGCGGTGCGGGAGGCTATGGGGTCGGGGTGGCAGCCGATCGAAACCGCTCCGAGGGATGGGACGCCATTCCTTGCGTCCATATGGGTGCGAGTGAACGACTGCGCTCCCGGATGGAGGATCTACGTCGTCGGCTATGACGCGGAATTTGACGAGATGAACAGCGATTATGAAAGTGGCTGGGATCTTGAGGATTATGCGTTTTGGCAGCCCCTACCCCTCCCACCTTCCGATGGGGGCGGTGATGACGGAAAGTGACGCGGTGGGCTTGGCGCTCGTCATCGCCTGCATCTGGTTCGGCTATCCGCTTCACAGCATCGCCGCCGATCTTCGCTGGATACGCAAGCAAATCAAGGACCGCCAGCCATGACCGACCTATCCACCCTCGCGGCATCGCTGAGTGAGGCGCAGAAGCTCGCAAGCCGCCTCCAGAGTTACGCGGTCCACCCTGTTGGGTGCGGGGTCTACGGCAGCTGGGCAACAGGCGAACCTCGCTGCACCTGCGGCCTAGATGAAGCAAATGCCGCCCTCCGCGACCATCTCGAAAGGAACGGGTGATGAGGAGGCGGATAGAGCGCTGCACCTGCGGGGAAACACCGCGTTTTGTCGCTGCAATGGTCGCTGAGGATGCCGTTCAATCGCAGTACGTCTGCCAGCGCGGCAATCGCATTCCCGGTGGCGGCCACCTTGGCGGGGGTTGCGGAAAGCAAGGGCCAGAAGTCGAAGATGCGTACAGCGACCCCGATACTGCTGCCGATAGCTGGAACGCGATGATCCGCAATGAACAGAAGGACCACCCCCATGACTGACCACACCAGAGCGATGTTGGAAGAGGCGTTCGAGGCCGCATTCCCCTCCCCGCCGAAGTATACACTCGACCTTGAGGCTGATACGCGCAGTTACGCATTCCACCGCCTCCTCGACGCCAAAGCCTATCTGGATGCAGCCGTGATGCTGGCTGGAGATGAAGCGTTCTGGCGCGTCGGGCATGACGGCGCTGGCTCGGACCCGTCCATGTACAAGGCGGAGTTCATCCAGTTTCCGCTTGC